TTAGATGCTTTGCAGTCACGCATCTCGATTGCATAATATGCCCCACTGTTATGCGTTAAAAAATCACCTTCCCAGATAAAATCGTAGGCTTCTGGACGCCTCTCTTTATCCTCTAGGCGCTCTTTGTTGAGTACCTCTGGAAACCATGGGTTATCACGCCAGTTCATCTCGACAATCTTGGCGTCAGCTGGTGGGTTCTCACGGTAGCGTTTGTGAGTCGCAGATTCCTTGCTCTCAGGGTTCCATGTCACCCAGATTTCAGACTCTTCCTCACGGACAGTTGGCATGAGCTTTTGCCAAGCCATCTCAGACACAGACTCAGCCTCGTCTACCCAAGCGAGTAGGATGCGAGACTTAGACTTGAGTGAGTCGATGTTGCGGCGTAAGCCAGCAAAGACATACGAGACCCGTCCATCCTTAGAGCGGATGTACTTCTCTCCCATCTCGTAATAGTCGTTGAGCCAGTCTACCTCACGGATAGCTGACTTAATCTCCTCTAGTGATGAATCCTCAAGAGAGTTCATGAACTCACGTAAGCAGAGTATTTGACCGGTCTTACCAGCCATACCCCACTGGTAGCCACGTACTGCTGTCATTAGCGCGAATGTTCGCGTCTTAGCACTACCTCTACCGCCGAAGCTCCCGCGCACCCGAGCATGTCCCTCGAATACAGGGACTAGCTTACTCGGAATCTTTAGCTGTGCTTTCACTGGAGACCCCTACCAGTTCGATGACAGTTGGCTTCATAGAGCCATCAGAGCTTGTAACGTCCTGAGAGACTTTGTCTGAGTAGTCGTGCTTGGCCAGTACTAGCTTAGTAATAGCAGCGTTAAACTCGCCTGTAATGCCGTTAGCGAGCAGTACGCGCTCTTGCTTAGCATTAATTGCGTCTAACATGCGTAAAAAGTCAGGACTACTGTCAGCCCAGTTGTAGATTGTCTTACGGGAAATCCCTAACTCATCAGCTAAACCAGCGGCACTCGGGAATGGATCGCCATAGTTAGCGTAGTTCTTAATGTAGTCCTCGACCTTAGCCATAACCTCATCGGTCAGCTTTGAAGGTCTACCCATTTTGGGGCTATCTGCTTGTGCCATGTCTCAGCGTCCAAACGTAATGATAGCCCCTAGTTTACTACATTATTTAACGTTGTAGTAGTACGGACGATCTTCTGTGTTACCACCAAAGATGTCTTGCATCATACCGTCGCCTTTGAAGTCGCCAGTAGTGTTAGCAGATGCTGAGAAGTTCATGCCGAAAGTCGCTACGCCACGACCTGTAGCATTAGCAGTAGACTTAGACTCAACAGAGCCGTTGTGATTAGCGGCTGCTTTCTCAGCGGCCATTGCTGGCATAGCAAGAAAGATAGCGCCCCATACGATTGCTAGAGCTACGCCGATTACCATTTTGATTGATTTCATTTGAATATCCTCATTGTTAATTGATGTGAGTAGTATATTAGAAAACTCTAATACATGCAAGTAAAAAGAACCCAGGTTACTGGTAACTGCTTAACAACCAGGCCTGGGTTAAATCCGCTTAGGAGCGCGGGAGTATCAGAGGACGTCTGATTTGGTTAGCAACCTTGGTCGTAAATACCCTCGAAGTACAGCTCAGACCAGTTGTTGGCCAGCGTGTCTTCAGACCATTCCATGGCTTTATTGAGATAGATTGCAGATAGAATACGACCGAACTCGCAAGGATCTACGATAGCCATATCGTGATCTTCTTTCTTTAGGTCGCAGATAGCGTCAGACATTACGTCATCAGCAAAGTGATCTTCGTAGGTAAGGCGGTGGATCGCTAGATCACGCAAGTCAGCATCGTACTCACTTGAGTCGTAGTAGCTGTTCCAGGCGTTCTCAGCGCGCTCTTCGTTGTAATGATTACTCATCGTTAGAACCCTCATCTAATTCATACTTTTCAAGTATTACTTCAAGCGTAGTATACAATACTTGACGGTCAAATGCGTTGTCAGTGGTTGAACGAAACAAGCGAACTATGGTACGCATATCCCACCTGATGGTATCAAGCTCGTTAAAGGTAGTGTCGCCACTGTATTTACTTAAGTTAATCTTTTTCATAGTTGTGACCTCTATGTTTTGTTAATGCTTCTATTAGCAATCGTGGTTAGAACAGTAGATTGATTCTGCAATCTCAGGCAAAGTAGCACCTTCTGAGAAGTACCAGAGGAAGTTCTCAGCCTGTGAAATTTCCTCGTCATAGTCTGAGGTGCTGATGATATTGTTAAGGATTGCCTTAGCATCTGCGCTGACCTTGGTGTCCTTGATGCGCTCCCAAACTGTAGGTAATTCGTAGTTCATTTTGTATGTCCTCATCTTTTTTTGCTTCGATGGGTTAACTATACTCAATATACTGACAGTGTCAACACTTATTTATGCAATTTCTGCTAATTTATTTTCTATCGATGCCAGGCGATTGATAGCTATCTTGTATCGCTTCTGGTCTGCCCACGGGATGCGTTTGCCGGCCTCTTGCCAAGTAGAGTAGATCCGTAGGAATAATTCGTCCGACGCTTTCTCTTCCAGCAGCTTCTGTTTGCGCCAGGCACTCCGATCAGGTAGTTCACTTTCCTCGCCAAACAACACGGCAACTGGAAGGCCAACAGCTCCAACAACATCCACGCCTTTTGCACCACACGCAAAACAATAACAAAGTACCTTTCCATCTCGTTCCTCTTTAATACTCATGGACGGGTTCTTATCACCGTGAACCGGACAGCAAGCCGTCCACTTGCGATTACCGGTAGATTTGACTTTATCTAGTTTAGCTAACAGCTCTTCAACCATTGTTTTTGCTCCGTGCCCACTTGATGCGTGAGTGTGTTATCCAGTTGAGTGTGTCCTGGTGTGGCTTCTCAGCCTCTACAGGATTGATCTTGTTTGGCCATACACCAAAGCGCTCTCGGTATTTATTCATAGCCCAGCCCAGCTTGTAGCCTTTCTCGCGGCCGATCTGGACCAGATCACCGTAGAAGCGAGACTTAGCCTCTGGTGATACGTCACGATTCTCTTTCTTTTTGTGTTTGATCTCTTCGAGGATAGAGTCATCTGATTCCATCTGAACCTCGCGAGGAACCTCGTAGCCACAGCTGCAGCGTAGACCTGTGAAGATCGAGTAGCACTGCGGACATTCGCGTGGCTTAGACTCTTTCTTTTCCTTCTTGGTCTGCTTCTGCTCGTTGAACTTGTCCTCACCGTCATCGAGTGATTCAGGGACGATGTACTCAGGCATGCCAAGGTTAGAGATGTTGCCGGCATGGTCTAGGTATATAGCGTAGTTCTTACCCTCAGCCAGGCGCATGATGCGGCCAGCACGTTGAACGTGTTGGATCAATGAGCGTGTAGGGTATGCGTCAATCAAACAGCGAACCTTTGGCGCGTCGTAGCCAGTGTTAAGTAGCTTTGAGCAAGATAGGATCTTGAACTCACCTAGATCATGAGCCTCGAACAAGGCCTGGCGATCGTGATCAGGCATGTAGCCGTCAATATGTTCTGCTGAAATACCTGCTGCATTGAACTGATCAACCATGTGTTTGCTGTGTGCGATTGTTGGGCAGAACATAATGGTCTGCGAATCCTCACCATGCAACTTCCAATTTTTTATGATGTCACCAGTTAATTCTTTATCGTTAGTCAGGCGCTTGCCCAGGTGGGTTGGATCGTAGTCGGTGCCGCCTGTCTTCAACGCACGACGCTTCAGGCCTTTAACGTTAGCCTTCTTGCCACCCCAGTAGCGTACCGGTGTCAGGTAGTTCTCATCGAGTAGTTCGATCGGCGTGCTTGGCACAACAAGGTCTGTATACCACTTACCCAGGCCTTTACTGAATGGTGTCGCTGATAAACCGATAAACGGTACAGCGTTATACGATGTCATATAGTCAGACAGGGTCTCGTAGTGTGTGTGGCATTCATCAACAACAGCGATATCGAATGGCAGCTTGTCATGGCGACGTGCCAGGGTTTGGATAGAACAGATCTGGATGTCTGCTTTAGGATTCCATCGCCAGTGATCACCCTGGATAACACCCACGTTTAGATTGAACTCATCGAATGAATCAAGTGCCTGCTGGACCAGCTTGATGCGATCGCAGATAAATACACCTTTCTTACCCTTCTTTGCAGCTTCGGCCAAGATCCACGCAGCAACACGGGTCTTACCGAATGAGCATGGCGCAGCTAATACAATGCGCTTGTTACCTTTGCGTAAAGAATCTCGCAGCATCTCGATTGCGCGTTCTTGATGTGGACGTAAACTAATCATTGAGAATTAACCCCTTCGCATACATCTCGCCAGCACGTTCTGCATACTCTTTCTGAGCTTGCTTGTGCATAGCGTCCATCTCTTCCTGCGTAAACATGTTGTTCTCGACCGTCATAAAAGTACGGCCAGATAACTCAAAACGGTTCGCATGGAATCCCCAGAAACAGGGCTGATCGTCTCTCAGATAACCAATCGGAAATGTCTCACCTTCAATGAAGAAGTAAGCATGGTTGATGCTGTAACTTACGGGACTGTTCTTCGTTGT